GTGAATTTAGAAATAAATACTAGGAAAATAAGTAAAAAAAGAAATTTCTCAGGTTATGAGACACTAATTAATGTGTCCATTGTAAGGTGGAATCTAAAGGAAGCCGTAAGCAAATTCTCGGCCAGACGAACAGGAAGCGGATATATCGAACGAGTTTGCAAAGCAAAACAAAGTCCAAAACTGTCTGAAGTATATGGTGTAGATCGACAGGTATATAGAATGAAAGTTGTCGTTTATAACCGGGGAGGGCTTACGGACATATATGGTCTTCAATTTTAGGTGTTATCTTCATATTGCTAAGTCTTGATGGACGTTTAGACTTGTCGGACAATTCCGACTTGCCTTGTTCTTTCTCGCGATTTATCCGACGGTATAACGTGGAACGGGCAATCCCACACCGAAGGGCAGTTTTTGTCACAGAACCCGTTTCGGCGTATAGCTCAAGCCATTTTTGGCGCATCCGTATTTTTCGTATATCTTCTTTCATGCTACGAAGATACGGATTAAGATTTGCCTACGAAAAGAAAAAGTGGAGCGGATCTATTGATACTTTACACGTTAGTAAAACCTCTAACCTTTCTACTAACGCAAACACGTGGCAAACCGTATGGCAGGAGCTGAGAACCCTCTTTCGTGCTACGATTGTTCTTGTATTGTAGGAATGTTAGAGGTCTCGAATATCAAAACAGCAACCTCCCATCCTTCTTATCCATCACCGCATTGAAAACACTTTTATAGGTCTCATACAATTCCTTCCGGCTTTCCGGCCCCGGCCAGTCGGCGAAAGACTCTCCGGCGAAGAATTTCCAAGCGAAGATCCGTTTGGCTTTTTCGGACAACCCTAACAGGTCGACCATATCCCGGATATCTTGCATACGTTCACGGATATACTCGGTACGGTCAATTGTATCATCGGGTTCATCAATAATGTTTAATCTACGCCAATCAATATTCTCGTCTACCGGGATAGGCTTGTATTTATGCCGGTAGGGAGCTGTGTCGGATGTGGCGTTTAATCTGATCGAACGCATGATATACCAGTCAAGCTCCGTGTAGGCCCCTGATTTTTTCTCCATCATGCGTTCGATTTTATCAGATAGATTTTCACATATCCCGGCTAGCACCTCATTTAGAACATCTTGTCCTTCGCTAGAAAGCCCTGATATTTTGCAACAGTAATTTGCGTAATCCAGCCACCTGTCGTAACGTTTCTCAATATATTTATTCAATGCCTCACTTGCCATAGTTGTCTTTATTTGATATATTTGTTGCATGCTGTAATGGGGTGGCGCTGTGAGGCGCTGCCTTTTTATTTATTCTCTTTGTTAGTCTTTATCTCTCGCTATAAAAATGTTATCTTTAGCCTTCTTTTTTATTCTTAGCCCAATCGATAATGTATTCAATACCAGCGTTGAATCCTTTGCTGTAACCATCTTTATATTCATGATTTGATATTCCATGATAGTAAGCCGAGCCGAAGCACAAGGCGAAACCAATGGCTATCAATACCATCCCTGTTCCAAAGTATGGATAAGCTAGGGATATATGGAATGGCTTGAACTGGATCGATATTCCAGACGTGAGAATGAATATTAGCGAGATCATTCCGATTATTAACAATGATATTTTAAGCATCTGAACCTCCTTTGTTTACATTGTGCGACATATTCTTTAATCTTGTTTGACTTTTATAATCCTTACATCCATAAGCGGCGAGATTAATGGCGTGCGTACCTATTCCTTGTCCGGAGAAGCATGGATAACGGATACATCTTACGCATTTCCTTCGTGGATATTTATTAGCGTCCTCCCGTTCTTTCAAGCGGTTGATCCCTATGTATTCCTCTGCCATGATTATTCCTCCTCCTCGGTCTCGTCGAATATCCGGGCCATCATATCGACGATGTTTGTTTGTATATTGTCCTCCGCTCCAAGCACGGCGTTGCTTATATGCTTTTTCTCCTCGATGATCCTGTAGAGTTTCTGGTCGATGGTCTTGCGGCCAAGCAGGTAATAGCAATTCACGGAGTCCTTTTGGCCGATACGATGCGCCCGGCTCTCGGCTTGGTCGCAATCTGCGTATGTCCACGGTAGCTCGATAAAAGCGACATTGCTTGACGCTGTCAACGTGATACCCGCCGCCGCGGCCTTGATGGAGCAGATGATGACGTCCGTCTTGGGATTCCGTTGGAAAGCGTCTATAGACGCTTGTTTTTGTTGCATATCCTGCCGTCCGGTGACACACACCGCCGAGGGAAACGCCTGTAGGAGCCGGTCTACGATCTCATGCAGGTTGCAGAAGAGGATGATCTTCTTTCCGTTCTCCCGAAAATCCTTCACGAAATCGATCACCTCTCTCAACTTACCCCGGGCCGTTATGTCCTTTAATATGCCTATTCGTACCATGACCTCGCCTTTCAGCGATTTTTGTACCTTCTCATCGTCGGCCTCCTTGTATCGTCTCAGATAATCCACCAAGTCACGCTCGGCGTCTTGGTATTCCTTGCGGTTGGTGATCTCGCAGGTCACGATCTGCCGTACCTTGTCGGGTAATTGAGTCAGTACCTTGGATTTTTCCCTCCGGAAGAAACAATGCTTCCAGAGCATGAAATTGAGCTCTTTCAAGTTCGAGGCCCCGTGCGGCCCGGAGCAATAGCGGCTCGTGAAATATTTCCAGCCTCCGAGATCGTTCATCCGGTCCATGATAGCGAGTTGGCATATAAGGTCGTTGGGCTTGTTTACGACAGGGGTACCGGTCAACAGGATGATCCACTCTTTCCCGGCGGTGATACCCTTGCAAAACTTGCTTTGCTGGGTAGCCGTTGATTTTACCTTATGGGATTCGTCAATGATCACGCTCTTGAACAACTTGATCGTATTATGGAACTCTACGTCTTTCAGCGTCCATTTCTCCGATTTGTTGATTCGGCGTACGAAATACTTCCGTAGGCTCTCGTAGTTCACGATGAACACATGGTTCATGCCCGTTTGCCAGAAGAATGGCCATGAGGTTCGTACCGAATCGGTCAATACCATGGCTTTCTTGTCCGTGAACTTGTGCCATTCACGTTGCCAGTTGATCTTGACCGTATTGGGGCAGATAACGAGACAGGGGAAAGCATCAGCTTTGTTGATGGTAGCGATGCTCTCTAATGTCTTGCCGAGGCCCATGTCGTCCCCATTGATAAACCGTTTTAGTTGTAAGCCTCGTGCGATTCCTTGCAGTTGATAGGGGTAAGGTTGTATCTTTAGGCCATGATCCTCGTCCAACTCGGGCATGTCCGGTATTTGATAGGCTATGTCCTCGTCGGTCTTAGACTCGTTTCCTCCCCAGTTGACGGGTTCGAAGTGCCTCACGTAATAGGTGAGCTGGTCTAGCTCCGCCTTGCACTTATTGTTGGCCGGGATCATCCACGCTCCGGTAGACTTGTCCCACCAGCGGACGCTGACGGCTGTCTTTAGCTTGTCAACGACCTGCTGGCGGTACCTGTCAAACCTTACCGCATAACATTGTCCCTTTTCCGTGTTTTGTAAAGTGATTTGCATAACGGTTGTTTTTATTATTAGTTAGGCGAACTCGTCGAAGGCTTTCACCTCCTCGGCGATCTCCTTGATCTGCTCTTTTTTCTTCCGTCCCCGTTTCTTAGGCTTCTCTTCCTTCTCGCCCGTGATATCCGATTCCTCCGGGGTATCGAAATCGAAGGATTCTTGCTTGATGCCATATTTGCCTTCGAACAGATAAGCGTCCACCTCGTAGCTACATCTACCGATGGCCTCTTTCAACTCGGCTCCGTAAAGGTACCCGTCGCCAGACTCGTCCTCGTATTTGGTGAATGGGACGGAGAGGTTAAGGACCTGCCCGCTCTTCAGGAGTTTTTGCGCTTGGATTGATACGCCGGCTGATTCATCATTACCGCCTTTGCTGTATCCGGTGACGATGATATTCTTTAGCTTCTCGTTCAAGTCATCGTCGGAGGGATTGGCGACATTGACCAATGTAGCCTCGTGCATCTCACAGATTTTCACTACGTGTGGCTTAAGCCGGTTCAACGCGTACAGTAGATCGGGGTGGATAAACTGCTCCGATTCCTTTAGGATGTTGTTCTTGTAGTTCGCTTCCACGAACTTTTCCGTATACTCCGCCGTGAGCTGGTTGTTTTTGATCTTCACTTTTTGGATCTCGTACACGGGTTGCTCTTTTACTAATTCTTCCATGCTCTTTTAAAATTTAGGATTGTTATAACTCTGAGGCGCTAAGGCCATTTCAGCTTTCGCCTTGCTAATTATCGTGCGACACCATTCCAATTGGTGGGTCGCAGTCCGGTTCAATCTATCACACCAGTCGACTAGGTATTGCTCATCCTTGCACAGGCTGTCGATGATAGCGTTTACGGCCTTTGAGGTCGCTCCGGCCCGTGAAGCGGTTTCCCGTAATGTGTCGAATACTTCCGATTTCTTTTTCACGTTCAGGTGATATTTTGCGTCCGCTAACAGCTTCCCGGTTCGGGCGATATAGACGGCAAGGTCGTTTCCACGTAGGACAGCTTCTTGTACGTCTTCGCTCATTGTGATATTCAGGAAGGCATCTATGGCGGCCAGTTCCTCGGATATCTTGTCTGTCGGTGTGATATTGAGATTCATGATTTTTATTTTAAGATATAATCGTTGCCACAGTTGCCGCAATGATATACGTTGAATGTATCTCCCGTATGCGTCTGTAATTTCTTTACGAGTACGGAAGCTCCGCATATAGGGCATTTCTTTGCCAGCCTGTACTTTAGCCAGCCGATTAGGATTAAAATTAGACTCTTCATACTATTAGCTTATTAGCATCCACCACCGGAAGGCTAGCTCTTCGTACTTTTCTTTGCCACGTTTATATAAAGTGCCATCTTTTTTTATAGTGGCTTTGAAAATTTGTTGATTCTTTTTGCTTATTGCAACAATAAAATCTTGTTTACTTCCAGCAATATCCATATACCAAGCTCTTGAGCGATCCCAGTCGAAAAAATCTATGGCTTCATTAAATTGTTTTTGAGAAGAAGCAAAAGTTGTTTTTAAATCTCCTCCAAACCCCATTGCTGAAAACCAGAAATCCCATTTGCAACGAGTGTCAAGTGTGTATTCAAAATTGCCGTATTGAAATTTTTGATTTTTATTTACCATAAATTTCTGTTTATCGGATTGTTCCAATGCATACTTAATGAGCGGATCGTGTCGGGCTTCCATACGGAGTGACTTGATCATGGCTTGTGCCAGTTCCCAATCCTCGCCGGAATACAATACATCGTCTACCATGCGCTTATCATATCTGACCCTTTCCGGTTCGGTAATCATCGCGTCGATCAGGCTACCGAACTTGAAAGCCTTCTCCTTATCCCCGTATTGCGTACGGGGATAGAGGAGGTTCTTTAGTTCTGTCAGGTCTGAGTTGCTGACCTCAGACCGTTGGTAATACGTATCTTGCATC